TCTTCTGCGGCTACCTTGCCCTTCGAGAACACCTGAATTGTCGCAAGTAAAATACCTTGTAGTCTTTCAGAATTGCCTCCTAATGCTTTATTAGCAGCTGACAATCCTCTATAAACTTGCTCAAGCTCTTGGATGCTGAATCCAGACGCTTTGCCTGCCGCCGTTAATTTAGTGAACTGCGCTGTTGCATCACTAAGAGGTGTATTGAAGTCATCGACTACGCCACGAATCGCGGCTAGAGCTTCCTTAAATTCATTGCCTCCACCCGTTACGTTTTTAAGAGCTAGCTGTAACTTGTTTACCTCTGCGGCAACAACAGCAGACTTTGCGCCAAACGCTCCAAGAGCAGCAGTAAGTTCAGTTACACCAGCAACTGCTGCACCAACAGCAGCACCTCCAGGTCCGCCAACAGCAAATCCAGCCAAAGCGCCAGATGCCACTCCGCCAAGACCTGGAATTTGCGTGGCGGCAATACCAACTCCAGCACCTGCTGCTCTTCTTATGCCTTGTGCTTGCTGACGTCTTCGGCGCAAGTCATTAACCCGTTTTCTGCGTCTTTCAGTGCGGATGATCTCGTCGTCGTTGACTCGGTCAGCTGCCCGTCTGTAGTTCTCAACCTCGCCAGTTACGCCTTTGTACTCGTCTTGTAGACGCTGCAGTTTTCGGTTAAGTGCGTCATATCCAAAGTTCAGCTGGTTAAGTCTGGCTTTACTTCCAAAACCCCGCTCAATGTTTTCTGCTTCTTTCCTGTTCTTGGTGATCTTGTCGGTCTGGTCTTCGATCTGCTTCAGCAGATTGGCTTGCTGCTGCAGCTTTGGAGATAGCTGTTCGTTGATCTGCAGTCGCTGCTCATCCGCAATCGTGAGAGCTTTAGACGAGGCGACCGCTGCAGCTAATGCTGCGCTTTGTGCTTTTGGGTTTGAGGCAATAAGAGTCGTACCGCTGCTGCTCTGGGCTTTCTTTCCTTCCTTCTCATTGACTCGCAGGTTGACCGTGATCGTGCGGCCGAGTCTGTTAATTCGATTCTCTAATTCACGAACGGCGGTCATCGCGCCCTTCGTGTTCAGTTTGATCGTCTGCGCCCTGGTCTTCAATACCAGAGCTTTGTTCAGCTCTTTGACCGCTTTATTGACACGGGTGAGCTGACTTTCGAGCTGATTGAGTTGGGCTTTGCCCTTTACACCAATCTGAATATCGGCCTGATAGCTCGCCAAGTTCAGACCGACTCAACTAGGGCAAGTCTACTCAGCTCTACCTGCGCCGCCTCTTGGCAGCCTGCAAAGCTTTGTCCTGCTCCTGGTTGACGATCGAAAAGTATGCCGACCAGCCCAACAGTTCCTCCATCGTCAATTTTTCATGTAGCTCCTGGACGGTGTAGCCAAGTTCTTTGGCCACACCGAAGCTGAGCATCAGAAAGTTGTCAGCCTTCAGCTCTTTTTCGAACGCTTTTCATGTCGATCTCTTCCTCCTGCTCTGTGTCGTTCCCAGAGATGACAGCGATCATCAGAGACTGCAGATCCTCATCACGTACTTCGTTCTTGAGCCCAGCAATATCGCCTGGTCCGAACATCCTGCCGCCGTTTTCATCGGTGGCTTTTTGCACCAGCAGCTGTAGTGCAAACTGGTTGACGTCATCTGATTTGGCTTCTTTCTGCGCCCTCTCGCGCTGTGCCATCGTCAAAGGCGTTGAGTAAAACTCAAATTCTTCACCGTTGGCAAGAGTGACTGACCGCTTTGAAGGCTTGAGATTCGCAGCCTTTTTGAGACGATCTAAGGCGGATGCCATAAAAGTTACTTACCTCAGTAGATCCTACTGAAAAAAGTGAAACCCCGCCACTTAGGACGGGGACGGTGAATCTCACTCAGAGTTGGAAGGTAGTTGGTTGACCTTGCAGAGCGAAGTTCACAGTTGCAGTCGTCACCTCTTCAGGAGACACAGTGAAGCTGAAACCAAGAATGGTGACAGGTGCTTCGATGTACCCAGAGTTGGTGTTGTCGATCTCGCCGCCTGAGCAGACGGTATTGATATACAGCCGCACTTGAGCGCCGGTCTGGTCTTTGGCCAGGGAGGACTTCAGCAGACGAGATGAAAGACTGCTTTGACTGTCGTCGAACTGCACCGTCATCGAGCCGGTGCCATCAATGAACCCCGGCTGATAAGTCTTGAAAGGTGCAAGACCATCAGTGCTTTCACAGGGATTGCAGGAAAGACTCGTCGTTTCGATTTGATCCCTGTCGAGGCTCAAATCGAAGGCCGTGACATTACAGACAGTCTGAAACTCAGACATCTTCATGTTGATGTGGCCGGCGCTGTCCTCAGACAACGACTGAGTAAATGCAATGGCTGTGCCGCCTGCTGTGGCAGAAACCTGCGCCTTACCGCTGGTGATGTCAACGATGTAATACTCAGTCCCTGCTGTTAGCTCACTCACCAGGGTTGCTGGTGTTTCGATGCTGAACTTGACTACATCACCGACTAGAAAGCCATGACCCTGAGGCAGGGTGATTAGGCCAGGGTCGGCTGCTGGAAAGTCGGTGAAATCTTTGAGGCAGACTGATGTCCCGGCAGGCGTTATCGCCACACTGCCAGACGTGCCAGTTAGCACGCTATTGCCGCAAGATACGGGCATTAGATTGATAGCGAAGGACGTTCGGGCGTCTTTCGGGCGTCTAGGTCACTGACCTAACTGAGTTAATTGTATCGAGCCGAAACGGCCACGCTCAGCCGGACCATATAAAACGGTGCATCGTCGAGAGCAAAGAAGGCGGGTCCGGTCATGTCGCCAACCCACCCGACTGCTCCGGTGGCCTCATACCCCTCGCAACTGTTGAGATCGTTGAGTGCTTTCATCACTGGTGTGATCATCTCCTGCGCACGCGCGGGGCCAGTGTTTTTGGCCGTGTAGCACTCGACCACAAGCGAGCCGCGCAGATTTTCGCTGTTACCTGTGAGCACTCGAGATGTCGTCTGGCCGAACTGCAGATTGATCGTCGCGTACTCCTGCCCCGCATCCGGCACGGTGAATGCCTGGTTGTCGACGTAGCAAGGCACTGCAGGTGAGAGTGCCCCGAGTGCATTCATGATCGGCACTTCAAAGACTGCGCGGACTGCTTGAAAGCTCATCAGTACCTCCTAAAGACATTGGTTAGTTCACGTTGGATTGTTCCGCCCATCTTTGAGTTGACGTAGGTATCGAACCAGTTCTTTTCGGCAGTTGCGTTGGGCGAATTGCCTTGCTGCGCTCCACGGCCAGAAGTATCAGCAAGGATGTACTGCGCATACAACTTGTACTGAGCGCGGTTGCCGATCGTGTAGCCGCCGAGGTTCGGTGAATCCGGTGCAAAGGCTTCGGTGTACTGAGGCGTCTTCGGCCTTTTAGGAACTGGGAACGGATTGGGAATGGTGCCAGGAATCGCCTTCTTGCCGGGTTCGATCACCCAAAGCGTTTCAAAGAAACCGGTCCAGTAAGGCCCCTCGCGCTTCAGCTCAAAAACAATCTGCTCCGAGGCTTCCTTCATCGCCTCCTCCAGTGCATCGCGGAAGTCAGGAACAACAGCAGTGATCGGCTTCATTGCGGCCTCACGATCACTTCAAACGAGATCGGGTCATCGCCTCGGTAGGTCACGACGTCGATCACCTTGCAGTTTTTGTCGCCGCTCGGGAAAGGCACCACAAACCGGTCGGCCGTGGTGATGTAGCCGTTATCAATCTGGCCCGGGTCGATGATCAGTTTGAAGTCGCTCTGCTGAAACACACCCTCGTACTCCTGGGGCTCCAGCTCCAACATGACCGCCTTCACGTCGTAGGTGGTTTCGGTGTTGGTGACCTGGCCCGTCGAAGGGTCGTACAACCCGGGGTCATTCACTCGGATGTATTGGCAGCTGCTTCCCCACTCGGCCACCATCGGACCGGCTAGTGGGCCAAAGACATCGTCGGCCTTACTCATGAGCGCACCCTCAGCATCAGGCCGACCCCGCCGCTAACTCCGGTGACCCAGCAGCTCAGCAGATCCTTCAGCCAGGGGAATGCGGTGATGATCGCCGGATCGTTGCAGTTGTCGCAGCTGGTGACGCTGGTGCCGCTGTACTGGTCGTATTCAATTTCCAGAGAGCCCAGCTTCTGGCGCTTGACGTAGGTGCCGGCTGCTGCACCGCCTCCGCTTCCTCCCCCGGGGAACTTGCCCGGATCCGTTGAATACTTGATCGCCAGAGTCACCTCGGACTCTTGGATCCGGTATGGAATGCCGGCGCAGTCACTCACGATGCCGTCGCAACTAGCGCCGATTCGCGGCCACTTCAAACGCTGCGATTCTTTGCAGCGGTTGCCTGCATAACTCAGCGTCTCGAGCCACCGGGTGGCGACGATCAAAGAGAGGTTTCGCTCCTCCTCTCCCAGTGCAGCCCAGTCACCCCCGCCAGGGATGTTCTGCGCAATGGCCAACGCCTGCGTCATGTCGACGTAGCTGTTGGATGTTGCTCCGCTAAGTGTGGCGTCGAGGGTTACTGCCATCAGATCGGAACAGAAAGAACTTCATAGCCTTGGTGCCGCAAAACGGATCGGAGTTGGTTGGCCTCCTCCTCGTTTTGACAGTCGACAACTGGTTTGAAGTCGGACGGGATAGACGATTCAGGCAACTGAGCAAGCGGTTGCACGTAGAGCCTCACCATTCCGACCATGAGCCAGCAATGCAGCTGAGTTCAGTCTACTTAGACAGAAAAAAGGGGCCTCCCGGTGAAGCCCCCACGTCACTTTCTTGCCTCCCCCAGTCTGGCTAAGTCAGACGTTGGCGGCAAGTGGGCTGTTGACGATCAGCTTGGCCACAGGAACCAGCTTGGTGCCGTCTCCTTCGTTGCCGGTG